ATGCAGACAGCTTTTTGGCATCTCTTTGATTCTAAGCAACGATCTGCAATCAAAAAATATAGGGAAGGACAAAAATGAGTTCTGTAAATAAAGTGATTCTGATTGGCAATCTTGGGCGAGATCCAGAGATTCGCTATACACAAGCAGGTGATGCAGTCGTTAATCTATCCATTGCTACTGTTGAGAAATGGAAAGACAAAGCAACAGGATCAATGAAAGAATCAACTGATTGGCATCGCGTAGGAATTTTTGGCAGACCAGCAGAAGTAGCAGCGCAATATCTGAAAAAAGGCTCACAGATATTTGTTGAAGGAAAGATCAAGTACAAAAAATATACAGACAAACTAGGCCACGAAAAAGTCGTTGCGGAAATTCTGTCTGATAATTTTAAGATGCTTGGCAAACCAACAACAGAGCGTTCTCAATCGATGCCAAAAAATGAGCCTGATGAAATACAAGACGATGAAATTCCTTTTTGATGGAGGACTTATGAAATACTTATTTGCTTTGTGGTTAGCTATTACAGCACCTCTCGTCTATGCTAGTTGCACTTATCACACTTATTGTGATGGCGGTCGCTGTGTGAATTGTTCAACTTGTTGTTATGGGAATAGTTGCCAGACAAGTTGCTATTGATTAATGAGGGAAAGCAGTTGAACATCAAAAGATGTCAAGGATAGGCTGTGAGTACCTCACCCCATCAATGGGGGAAAGCGGATACTGTAGTTCGGCATATGCCCCCACGCGGCAGAAGTTCTACAGCGCAGCGAGTACCCCGCCTTTCAAAGTGAGGAATTATGAAAGAGTTTGTCACCGATGCAGATGTCGAGAAAGCAATCGACTTCCTACGATTCGAAGCTAACAAAGCTGCCGAAGCTAAAGCCCATCGAATCTACATGACAGAGTATCGCAAGGTAGTTAAAGCGAACGTCATGCAACGATTCATCAATCAGCCCCATACGACACAAGAACGTAACGCATACTCTGATGCGGAGTATGTCGCTCATCTTAAAGCAATGAAAGAAGCTATAGCGCAGGATGTTTTCTATGAATGGAAACGTGGTGCAGCCGAAGCAACTATAGAAGCATGGCGCACACACAATGCAAACAAACGAGGCGAAGGGAAATTAGGATGAGTTATATAGTACAGGTTGCTAACAACAATGCTGATCAATTCTGCGAGGAATTTTTAGATTGGCTTCCAGAGAATCTTCATGTCTATTATGCATTTGAAGAAGAAGCAATACGCATACATAAACGAGGATTCAAACATTATTCCGCTAGAACAATCGTTCATGTATTAAGACATCATTCAGCAGTAAGTGAGAGTGGTAGCCAATGGAAAATTAACGATCATCATAGTCCTTATCTGGCAAGATTGTTTGATATTTTCAATCCTTGGTATGAGGGCTTATTTGAATATCGCACTACTAAAAAACCTAAGAGGCAATGTGATGACTAAAGAACAATTCAAAAATTTGCTAGAAAAATTATCTTTCGATGATGTCGCAAAAGATTTAATGCTGACAAGCTACATGGTCGGATACGACAAAGGAAAGATAGATGGCTTATCAGAAGCCATTGCTATAGCAGAACAAGGCCTACATAAAAATGCCATTAGACAATGAGGACACTATGATTGATGATTCTAACTTAGCTCAATGCTGCTCCTGTGGATTCGTAGATTATTGGGATGAGATACCAAAAGGCCGATGCCCTTGGTCTGAGGACTATTTAACAGAGTGTCCTCGCTGTGGTGATGTCGATAACTTTGCAGACTACACCGTAGAGAGAGCCGCTAGGATCGAAGCCAAGCTGAAAGAGAAAAATACATGAATAGAGAAGACATTATCCGCATGGCGCAGGAAGCCGCCATTATGCCGCCTAATTGGGGAGCTACTGAGAACCAATGGCGCAGTCTGGAAGCCTTTGCCAACCTAGTCGCAGCAGCGGAGCGCGAGGCGTGTGCGAAATTTATAGAGCAAGAATATGTAAGGCAATTTGATGAGCCGTGGCGTGACAATTTAGCTAAAGCTATCCGCGCAAGGGGGCAAAAATGACTTATGGACAATGCTCAAGTTGCGGCGGGTTTTGCAAGAAATCAGGATGCGAGCGTGAAAACGTGAAGCCTGAACCGGAGCCGGTGGCGCACTCCGTTATTGCTGGCGCACTATTTGATTTCATGGGCTGGCTCACCTCGCGCAAAGAGCGCATTGTGCTTTCCTCTGCTGATAACGCCTCGCCAGCTGTTGAGGTCATCACTGAATTTGCAAAGATGCGAGGGCTGTCACTGGATGATGCGAAAGTTCAAGACTGGAACACCGCCCCACCACAGCGCGAATGGGTTGGGCTGACGGATGAGGACATGAATAAGCTGCGGCACTTAGTAGACTGGACTGCTGGTTGGACATATGTGGACTTTGCAAAAGCCATCGAAGCCAAGCTAAAGGAGAAGAACAGTGGATGAGGATAAAGCAGAAATAATGCCAAATATAGATTACATATATTCGGCTGTGATAGCGGACAGTGAGGCACTGGAAGAGGCGAAGATGACGTTGGAGATCATTAAGAAAACTGATCCGGGCGTTTACGATGAGATGATTAACGACACGCTTTCTTTGATTCGCAAAGCGTTGAGCAGTTCTATCCTTAGTGTTGTCGATAGGATGGTTAAAGTAGAGGTAGAAGCAGAGCGCGAGGCATGTGCCAAGGTGGCAGAAGATATGGGCAACATAGATGGAAACATGAACAAGACATGGCGCAACGGATGTTTTGACGCTGCTTTTGCTATCCGCGAGAGAGGTGCGCCAGCACTAGAGAAGCTGAACAAAGCCGCTGAGGATAACGGTGAGCCGCTATGACTGACGATATTGGAGATCGGTTCGCACACCGTCTGGCGATCATGCTGGAGTGTATGTGTCTGAACGCAGACAAGAACTATAACGAGGCGCTTAACCTGCTGGACGAGTACCACACGGCATTGCGAGAGCGTGATGATGCGATGGGTATTCCTTACGTCAGCGGCTTTGGAAAGGATTGATATGAGCGGAGATCACAACATGAATCAGATGCACATGACGCACGAAGCGCCATGATTGACCAAAATGAAATCATACATCTTGGTATCGAAGCTGGAGGATTCTACGAGAACAGACCGTTAATAGAACGATCTTATTTTGTATTTCCTTGTGATGAAGATTTGATGGCATTCGTACATTTAATTCTGAAGAATCAAAAATGGAAAGACCTATCAACAGCGGAAACCAAGGTGCTATGGACTATGACGCAGAAGCCTAGCGAATATGCCAAAGTGATATCTGCCAAATTAAAGGAGAAGAATTTTGACGACATTCGAATCATTGACGACCAGAGAAATAGTATCAAGAATGCTGGAAGTAATTCATAGATGGAAACGAATTCCAGATCATTTGAAATATGGATTTACTAATCCAGATTCACCAATCATTGTGCAAGTAGGAGAGTATGGTTACGAATTAGAAAGTATTGGCAAACATGATGACATAGATGGCATTGTATTATGCGTTAAAGAAAAGCCTGTTTGCAGATGGAAAGAGTCAGGGTGTAAGACTATACCAACAGTCTAGGAGGCATCATGGAACTTCTACATATCATTCGCTTCATAGGTGCAGCAATGATGGGTGCTGGATTCTTACTTGGCATTTTAGCTATCGCTTTTTTTATTATGTTTTGTATTGATTGCATTGAGGTGGACACATGAATTACAACATTATTGAAATGGAAGTTGTACGATGGGGCGAAGCAAGAGGTATCATCGGCAACAGTACGAGCGCAGCACAAGTAAAGAAAACACAAGAGGAATTAGATGAACTTGTGGCAGCGATATATCACAAAAACAAATTGGAAATCATTGATGCCATAGGAGATATTATGGTGACGCTAACAATGATTGCAGCTATTGAAGATGTGCCGTTAATTCAATGTTATGAACACGCTTATAACCAAATAAAAAATAGAAAAGGATTTCTCAATGCAGATGGTATCTGGGTCAAAGAATCTTGAACCTGCTACACCTAGTCCGAGTGGCACTCGGTATTGTTCAAATTGTCAGTTGACTAAAAATGCAGTAGGTGGTTTCTGGAAGTTGTACGACAACAAAACCAAACGTAGATGGATATGCAAGCAATGTGCTGAAAAGCGATTTACTTAGCCTTTATCGTTTGGTATTGGTCGTAGCATTGCTTGAGGAGGATTCTTGCTTGGTCGGCTCTGGCAGCTTCCCTTGCAAGAAATTCTGCATCCTCTCTAGGAAGTTCTGCTCCACTACAGATGACGGTGGGGCATCCAGCATTGGCGGTACTGGACATGGCACTTGCTTTGGTGGCGCGGGATTGCCTGTCGCGCAAGCTGTTAGACAAAGAGGCAGCGTGAGCAGTAAGATTCTGTATCTCAACATCTTTTTCCTTTCGCAATGTATCTGCTTGTTGCTGTAACAATTGCTCTTTCTCTCGTGCTTCCGCTTGTGCCTTCGCATATGCGGCTTGCTGTTCGGCGCGTTCCTTATCCCATTGTTGTTGGACATAAGCCTTCCCATCCTGATGGCCTTTGTAATAGCCAACGCCACCAGCAGTAGAGATGGCAAAGAACACGCCGATCAAAAACCAAGGATTCATTTTTGCCCCGGAACTTTTTTGCCTTCTAACTTCTTATGAACCTTGATTGTCTTGCAAACTTGCTTGCCATTTACTTCATGACAAACCTTCTTTAGTTCCCCTCCAGCATACGCATTGACACTAAAGGCAGCGATTACTGCAAACATAGTTAGATTACGCATGATTAAATCTCCGGTTCAGGTGCGGGTGGTGGTGCTTTCTTTCCATCAAAACCAATAATTGTTTTCGGTGCTTCTTCTGTTTTAAGAACAGGCTCAACACGAGCAGGACTCTTTGGTGGCGTATCTGCCCAATCGCTAGACTTAGAAACTCCCGGTGGAGGATCAATTAACTTGGCGACACCATCTTTACCTTTGATGGCAAGCAGAGTTGCCAATGCGCCCAATATGTATTTAGACATATCGGAGAGCAACATAAAGAACTGCTTGTCTGCTGGCGCAATGCCTACCATCGGCTGTGTAACGAACACAACTGAATACATCGCCAATGAACTCATCATCAATAGAACTACACAGAATGTGCCGCCAATAATTAACTTGATGACTGAATCAATTTGATCAGGAGTCCATTTCATTTTTGTTCCTCCGGCTTAAAGTCAGACGATGGCACAAGTTGATCAGGGCAAGTACCTGTTAATGCACAAGTCGGTCTTTGACATTCTGGCTTGTTCCAATTCTTATTGTCTTGGCATGGATATCTAAATCGATCTTCACAACCATTAAGCCATACGAGTATCAACGCCAATAGCGTTAAGCGCAATTTCATAGTGATGCTCCCTGTCTGCAAGTCCTATGGTTCCACCATTGATACGTTTGGTTAAGTTGAGAATATCTCCAGCGTCAGCAAACTTATTTAGATTATTGGTTTCCCAAAACCAGCAAGCAGATTGTGCCGCGCCTTCAAACGTCATCAAGTAATCTGGAACGTCATTGATATTCATTTCTAAACTATCAGCGAATGCTTGATAATTATTTCTGCCAGTTAATTGAATCAATCCTCTGCCGCAAAATCGAAAGCCATCGCCACTAGCCTCATCACGATTGCCCATACGGTTAGCGTAAACACGGTTTGCAATAGCAGCTTGTTTGTTTGGTTTTGCTGCATACATCTTGGCTATATCGTCATTCGGAAAATACTTTGGGAATATCTTGCGTAGTGTTTCCCACTTGTAATTTAGATTCTCTTTCAGCACCATGAATCCACCAGACTCATGAGCGCATTGCGCGACGAAAGCAGCAATTCTTTTTGGCGTATTGATATCGTAATCAGGCAACAGTTGCATCAATGCAATATGCCAATCCTCTACATACGGATTCTTAGGCAGCATAACTTTTAGTTGATGTAATGTCAGCATCAATTGCCCCTATAGTATTGACGTTCTTCTTGTATCTCTTGTCGTAGTTGTTTCATTCTTTTTACTTCATGAACCGCTGCTTGCGTTGCGTAATACATATCGTAGTACATGAAAGCTAATACAGGCATCACAATAAAGAACATTAAGATCACAGACATGACCACAACAATCAAAGACCAAGGGACATCTTCTGAATCGCGCTTCTCGTTATTAGCCACATTAGTCCCACCGCCCATGCTATTACGAACACGACTGCTCCAATCCATACCAGACGCGCCTTGAGCCTGCTTATTGCCCTTCTGCGTTGCCATTTAGCCGCCTGTATCTTTCTTGTTTCTATTGCCAGCGCATCGGCTTGTTCATTCTGAATATCAGTCCATGCTTTCTCAAACTTAGACCACACAGACCCCAACTCCGGTGGCGTGTTATAAACCATCTGCTCTCGTACTTGTGCAAGCATCTCGTTTAATTTTGACTCTAGCCTGATACGCTCTAATGCTCTACGACCTAGAGACAAATCACCTCTATACACTTCTTTTGATGCTGCTTCACTCTGTATATACAGCGCAGCCAATGCCTCGTATTGATCAATGAATGTGCCAAGATTGCTCCATATGTCATTCAGTACATCATCTGGAGTAGTCTTTGCAATCTCTTGTACTTTCTTTACTTCTTCGTTGTATTGCTTCTTCTGTTCTGGACTAGGATCAACTATCTTGTGATACTGTTCCTTTAGATCTTTTAGTACACCGCTTACATCGCCGCTTGTACTCTTAATCTGCTTGTATAGATCAACTCCTTTTTTTGCCAGATCAATTGCTGTAGTACAGGCTTTATATGCCGCAGCAATTGTGATCGGATCAAGCACATCAGAACAAGTGCAACTGCTTTTTCATCGCAATAATTTCTTCATGCAAGGCATGGTTCGCTTCCTCACACTTACGGTTCTGCTCCTCTACGGTAGCCAGCCGTTCCGATAGGCGCGTGACTTCCTCGCGTAATGTAGCGATGACCTGTTGCCATGCTGCATCAGTAACATCAGCGGCTTTATTGATACGATTATCAGATTTAATTTTCTGATACATACCCCATGCGCCAGCACCGATGCCGCCAATACCGACTGCAATTTTTGTGAGCAAATCTTCCATGATTAATGAGGGCTATGATTTTGACTTAGCATCTGAACCTGTGGATCAGCTTGTGTTTTAATTGCACCAATCACATGAGCAACCTGCTTGAATGGTAATTCATATAGTGCCGCCATGATAATGTTTAGTTCATTGATATTCAATTTCAAAATGATTTCTTCTTTCATGGCAATTCTTCTCTTTCAATATCTTGCGGAATAGATTGATTCTCGTTAGCAATTCTTGCCTCATAATCAATAGGCAAGACATTGGGATATATTGAGTTCAGATAGTCAACTTCATCCCTCGTTAATTCTTTCCCTACTAAACTTTTTACTGGAATAGATTGTTTGAAAATATGGACAAACAATCCTTCTTCCCCGCGATCTTCAATGGCTCTTAGCATTATCCTGTCCTATACCAAGCGTTAGCTGAAGTTACATAGGTGTACTGCACATAAGCACCAGCAGCTAATGTAGTAATTGCTGGGCGAAAAGTTCCACCTGACAATGTAACTGTTGTAATTGCAGATCTTGCCGCGATGGTAATTTGTTGCCCATTGGTCAATCCGCTAGAGGGGAAAGCAAATGTATGTGACGCAATAGTTGCCGTATGGTCACATATCACAATAGACGTACTCGTTGTTAATGTAGTTGTCCCTGCTGCTGCTGGCGTAACTCCGGTTGGAGTATAGTGAACCGCGCCATCAAGAATTACATTGCCATTAAAAAAATTAGGCCAACTTGAATTTACATATACGCCATATTTTGTTCCGACTGTTCCTGTTTCTGTACTGGTTAAATACAAAAGATAAGCAGTTGTAATTCTTTTTTGTGCAACAGTAACCGCGACTTGTCCATAGAGTCCATATGCATTTACTATCCCAACAGATTGAGAAACATTGATTGCAGTTGATGCAACAGTTTGTGATGCTGATACTGTATAAGTACCTGCGCCGCCTGTGCCAGTTCCTAATGCTGTAATGGTTGTGCCAGCAGTAACGCCTGTTCCAGTAATAGTATCGCCGACCTTGAATCCAGCAACGACTGTACCGCCGATGGTTAATGTTGTGCCAGATATTGTGCTGGCTGTTGAAGTACCTTGCGCGCCACTTAAATGTGTATAACCAAGAACTCCATAAGCGTTTTGTATATTAGCTACATTGCCTTGTGATTGGGCATATCCATAGACACCGATAACATCACGCATTGCAAAATATCGCGCATCATCAGTATCATGAAATGCTCTGGCATAAGCTGCACATAACTGTCCATAACTTAAAGAATTATTACCAGAAGTTGTTGTTGTATATGCTTGAAAATATCCACCAAAATCATTTGAACTAAACGCAGCAGTATTTTGATTTTGATTAATTACATAACCATCATATCCATAATGATTCCTGTTTGCTGTTAATGCTTGAGCAGTAATAGTAAGGCCAAGTTCAACGCCTACTCTAGTCGAGTTCCCCGCCATGGATTCCATAGCGTTTATGATATATAAACTTGAATTTGGTGCTGAACCAAGGCCTAGATGATAAGCCTGTATATAGGCGTTGCGCGACCCTGCATCAGCATTGAAGTTATATACATTATTAGTTTCATCAAAAGTAATTGAATCAAATGCTCCGGAAGTTGGATCGCTGAAATAATGCTCCGGAACCATTCCTTGTAAAAAATAATAAGTATATGGTGAAGTGTTAGTATTATAAATAATAGGCAAATACTCTTGATTGCTAACGAACGCTCCTGCATTCCAAGCTATACCCATTGCACCGTTATAATTATCTGCGCTAAGTGTTGTTGGTAAAGATAATGAGTCAATTGCTAACGGAAGCATTTCTCCATCAGGCACAGTATGCCCTGTTAATTTGAGTGCATAAGTAGGCAGGTTGTCTACTGGCAGCTCATCAGTCTGCCTTGCACTTATATAAACTGGACCATGAAAGTTAGTATCTGTAAATTGATTGCTTATATTCCCTAACTTTTGTATTTTTATTGCGCCGGGAACAAGATGCATATTTGAAGCAGTAACTATATGTTCTCCACCTCCAACCGCAGTTATAGAATACCCGGGAATAACATAATAAGTTCCAGCATCTAAAAATTGTGTGAAATCAAATGTAATAGTTGTGCCACTATATGATCTATATACTATTTCCTTAACTCCAACTACTGTAGTGCTAACTAGAAAAATTGATCCAGCAGAAGCCAATCTAATGTCATTTGTTTTATTTATAGTTAATGTGTTGTAACTATTTGATACGGCTATTGTTGCTGTTGGAAGATCATTATTATCAACAATCACTTTAGAATATCCAGACCATGTAGCCAGACCAGATACTCCATTAAAAAATTCGTATGCTAAACCTCCTGTATATTCACCTTGAGAAGTATATGTAAAAAGATCAGCAACATAATTATTGTGAATTGCTAGTGCTTGCCCTCCTGATCTTCTAAATCCATATCCAGCAGCACTTGTAATCCATTGAGAACCACCGGGATAACCACCAGTATCTGTTTGAAATCCCATTGCGAGAATTGGCAAAACAGCGTCACCTGAAGTTACAGACGCAAGTTCAATACCGCTTACACCTGTAAAGCTCGTGCTTGTTTTTCCAGTATATCGAGCAACTGAAATCCATTGTGGTTGAGTTTTGCTTACAATAAGCATAGCTCCTGAAGTTGGAAAATCTACTGTATCTAATACATTTAAGGTGTATGTTGCAGTTGGATCTCCTGTCGAAGTTATACCTGATGTTGCTATAGTTCCTAAATCCATTAATACATTTCCAACAAACATCTTTCCGCGTAATGCAGTAGCAGATATTTGTGTGGCTGTAATGCTGCCATCAACAATGATGTTGCCATCAATCTTGTTAGGCGTACCGCTCAACTGTGACGATAGTTCATAATCAGTTGGATCAATCTCTGAGATATAAGCGTATCGTATGTAATAGGTAGTAAGCGGAGTAAGATTGCCTAAAAGAATTGTGAAGGCATTGCCTGTATAGACTAGGTTTGCAGCGCTAGGTGTAAATCCATTGGTCATAGATGCCCATACCTGAACGGTAGTGAGATCATCCCTGTTTGGATTATCTAGCGTCAAGATTAATGACGCGATACTTGCTGTGACTGAAGCTGGCATCTTATGTAATCTTTGTAACAACTATTGAACCTAGAGCAGAAGCAGGAGAATAGTTACCAGACTTATCTCTCATGCGAACTGCGACTCTATATTTTGTTCCCGCCAATGTAAATCTAGGAGTCGGGAATTTATTCAAATCAATCTGTGCATTTCTTGTTGTGCTTTCAACTATCTGACAATCAACATCATTCCAAAAGTTATCAGTCGTACCATCAGGTATGCCCGGAGTCCCGACTTTGCCAATCTGAAATTCGTATTCATCAAAATCATTTGGCAATGTTGGCGCACTAACAATCGTAAATTCAAGAATAGATTTTTTACGATTAACAGTAACAGTTGCAGTAGCCATCGTCACAGGCGCAGTTACATCATGAATGAATGAAAAACTACTCGTAGAATAATTATTGTATGTATCGTAAGTTCTAATATAAAAAGTCGTAGCAGCAGTTGCAGATACATTCGTTAATCTAGCTGCTGATGCTCGTCCTTTATATAGATATCCTGTCGCTGTACCCCAATTCGTATTAGAGGTTCTTATCTCATATCCAGCCACATCAAATGTAGTGGGTGCGACATCATTCCAATCTAGTGCTAACTCAACTACAGTCTTTGTGGTTTTAACAATCGTCTGCGTTACAGCAGAAACATTGCTCGGACTATTTAGCGTTATGTTTACTGAGGTTGCATTTAAAGAATAATTTTTTAGTACATCAAATGCTTTTACAAAATAGGTATAAGTTCCCGGAACTTTGTTTACAAATTTATATTCGCTTGCTTTTCCTTTGAACAATGGTGCAGGACTTACCAATCCCCAATTAGCATTGGATGTTCTAACTTCATATCCATCTAAATCTGGTTCGGTATTATTAGCCCAATCTAATCTAACTTCATTTCCAGATTCCACCGCAGTCAATCCTGTTACTGATTGTGGCTTGCTTGTTTTGCCAACAACGGTATGATTACTTGATGTTTGCCACGGACCTACTCTACCTTCCATGCTGACATACCGTAGGCGCATTTTATAAGTTGCGCTTTCTTGTACGTCATCAAAAAAGATATCTGATACTTTGCCTACCTCAACAGTCTTTGTGCTTTCCCAATCATCACCTGTACTAGATGCAAGAATTATTTGTCCTTCAACATACTTGCAGGACTTAGGTAGATTTTTTGCATGGGAAAAAGTAACTCTAATTCTGTATTGATATTTACCCGGAGCCAGTACAACCAATACAGACTCATCACTCTTTAATGCAGTAATGGTTGGCTTAACTGTTATGACACTCTGCTCAATCTTAGGTGGCAAAGTAATCTTGCTACTGAAAGCAGGAATAGGCTCATCATCAACATCATAGACAGCCGGAGAGTAATCAACCAAAGTTAGTTTGGCGCAATAATTATCCATCGGCTCAATACTTTGAACCAATAAATCAACCGACTCTGAACTCAGAGAACCAAACATGAATAGATTGCCACCAGCACCTTCTGTCGCTGTGACGCTACTTGTCAGATCAATTGTTTGATAATAGCCATCAGATACTTTTGCCGCTACTGTTCGTGTTATTGATGTGCCATCTGCCAATCTAATTCTGATTGTGTATTGTGTGCTTGCATCCATAGGTACAAGCTCATCTAGTTCTAGCTGAGTACCAGTAATACGATTCTTAATTCTGCCTGTAGCAATACCCCACATAGGCACATCATGCGTGACCTTAACTCTATCGCCACGAGTACAAATTAAATGCTCCATATCAACATTTAATGTATATGTCTCTGGACGCAATTTAATTTGTGCAAGATGGAATCTAGCCATCTTAAATACTTGATCAGAATTGGTAACACCCGGAAGTGTCAATCCTTCAAAGTAGGTAGCATTCGCGCTTGTGTAGCCATCGTTATAGACAATGCGCTCATCAGGAATGTATCCTTTATCAGCATTAACAAACTGTACTCTGAAAGCATGAGGCATTTTTGGCAATGTCTTTACAGATTCAAAGCCCCATGAATTGTGCGGAGTAAAGAATTGCGCGATTGTATTATTAGGCCTATCAATAATGACAGTCCACTTGCCATCTCTAATAGTTGGGGATGCGCGACCAGCAGCACAAATATCTCTGAGGATATCTAATACGCTGCGTTGATCAGATATCACAGCATCATAAACATAGTCTTTTGTATTACAGAAATTATGCCAATCAATCAATGCTGGCAAATCAATTTCTGAATCACTTACAGCTTGTGCATTTGCAGGATGTTGCAATACATATCTAAATAAACTTGCAGGATTGCGAGTTGAATTCAGCACCCAATTAGTTGGATGTGCGCTAACGGTGACAACCCCAGCACCACTTAATGCAGGACTAGAAGCAAAAGTAACTCTAAATGTTTTAGCTGTTACATTGCTGACTGTATAGGTTCCATCTACACCAACGCCAGAAGTAAAGTCTAAGACAACACTATTTCCGTTTTCATATGGATGACCAGCATAGGTAATCACACAAGAATTACTTGTGGTAACGGATGCAAGACCTGTTGCAATATCATAGTCTTTACATACAGAAGTAACTAGCGCAGAGATACCATCAATCGATCCATTTAACTGATTAGTCGCTTTTACTTTTATTGCTGTGAGCGTGAGATTCTTTGGTGGAATTACAGGCTTAGTATTGTCAAATCCTGTAACTGTTAAAAAATACGCATCATGTAAACGAGTGTATTTAACACCGCCAGATGAAAAATCTTTTTCGCTTATATTTGTTCTTCTTACCCTTACTTCTTGTGCGCCATAAGGCACATCAAATGTCACATTGTATGTAAATGCTTTTTTAGAGATTGCATATTCTTCACCTGTATTACCTAGTAAAACATCATCACCACCAGCACGATCAATAGTACCTGCGGCAATGGTTGCCGTTAAGCCACTCATTGTAAGATTGCAACCAGTAATCGTATATGGAGATGCAGAACGACGATCAACAGTAGTATAGACATTCGATCCATAAAAACAGATTCTCCATATTTCAATTTCAGATGGAGGAATAGTAGGCAACCTTGCGTAGGTTAATGATAAAGGATCATATCCAATTCTAAAATTTTTCTGCCAAGTTAAAAGCCCACCAGATGGATTATTATTAACATCCGCAGTTAATGCGCCATTTCGTATTATTACTTTATTAAATGAATCAATAGAAATAATTGACCATCTAAAATATGGATCTGCTCTTCTACCATAAGGCCAGTGAGCTGTAGCTTTTGATAATTTAAGTTTAGATGAGACAACTGTATCGCGTACATCTTGCCATGCTGAAATAGGCAAGAGCGTATTATTGTCTAGTTGCCTAATCTGAACTTGACCTCTAAATGGAGCAACTGCTTCCTTACCTGCATTCTCCCCATCAAGAGTAATTCTCCGTAAACCTTCAGGGAAATGAAGATCAACTTTAACTTTGTTACATGGATCAGCAATTACTTTTTCTATAAATGCTGAAGCAATAACAGTATCGCAACTTACTGCGCCATCTGTGCCTGTCCATGGAATCGTAAATGTATCTGTGTCAACATAAGTTACTGTTGCTTCTATCAATACTGTGCCGCTTAAGTAAACTCTTACCTGCCATCCATTTGCAAACCCATGCGCTGCTGTTGTATTGATTGTGACTACATTACTTGTTCTTGTTGCTGAACTTACCGATGCAGACTTACATTCAAGCAAAAGATTAACTTGCTCTTGTGATGTATCTGTACCGTAAATCTTCTGAAACTTTGTAGCGTTATCAACTACACCATCATAGTCATTGATTGTGTCGTATTCAATTTCTTCTAATGTGTCTATCGGTACATCACCAACACGATAGTCATACACTTGCAAAGGAGCATATCCCCAACACAACAACATCTTGAGGTAACTTGTCGTAGCATTTGTCTCTACAAAATTGATTGCTGCCAGCGGTGGCGTATATTTGTATTGACCAAGAATTACAGGTATTGCTTCATACGGATAAGCGATATTGCTTCCAGCCTGTAATAGGTCTTGTCGTTTTACTGACAGATCAACGGTAGGAGTCTCTGGAATGCGAACTGGGAAAAGCGCATTGACCAACATATTCCCTGCTACAGTTAATGCAGCAGTTGCAGCTAATGCAGTCCATCCAGTTAATTGCGTATAAGTTGCTACTGCCCAAGGGGCAGCGACAGCAACAAAAATAAACCCAACAATTCTTAAGGCATCATCATCACCAGCTACAGCACGAAACTCTACTCGCGCTCCCTGATGTGGCTTTACTAACTCCCATTGATCTTTAGGAATTACTTTGCCATCAACCATCATCAATGCGTCATAAGGCATTGAAGTGGTTGTCTTTATATGATCCGCAATTTGTTTGATGTTCCAATCAGAAGGAACTAATCCGTCAATACGCTCATTGCGTAAAGGATGAATCAATCCACCAATGCTTGTGCTTTGTTCTTGTTGACGTTCTTTATATCTGCCATACGCAACAATACGATGTTTCCAAACGCCTGTAGTCAATCGCTCTACTGTAGCAGTTTGATTTCTCCTTACATGAAGAAACATCCCTGGACTTGTGACAACGCCAATATGAACTGGCTGGCCTTTGATTCTAAATAGGACAACATCACCAGAGCGAGGCTCAGTAACCTCTTGCCATCCTTCTTTATTAATGGCAATAATTTCTGCAATATGATCAACATCAGCCGCTTCGTATTCATCAACGAATGTCGGTAATGTGATATTGAATTGTTCTTTATAAATTAAGCGGACAAGACCCCAACAATCAGAGCCATCTTTATCTCTGCCTTTTTCCTTGTATGGAATACCAACATAATTATTCCACCAGTAATCCATCAGAAAAGCCCCGGAAAGTAGGAAGGTGTGAAAGTATGAGCAGGGAATGGCTCATTGACAAGCGAAGCAACGGTCAAGGTTGCAATGATTGAATCTGCATTGTATTGAATCCCACCAACCAAAAAATTAGGAAATGAAACTTCTACAGTATTCGGAGAAGTTTTCAAAACCAATTCAATCGTTGCATTCATTGTACTGGTCAAATTCCTAATTGTTGGTATTAGAAATCTAGTTACATCATTTATTCGTATTTGGCATTGTGGTATTTGATCAGAATCTTCAATTGGCAATGTCAGATTAAATGGCAGAAATAAATAATTATTTGATCTGCTAATTACTCCATAGGTAACTTCTGTATCTGTCTCAGAAATTCTTTGTGTGTAATTATCTGCAATGCGAACAGGAGGCGAAATACCTGTGCCAGTAAAAGTAATCAGCGTGATGAATGTATTGTCTGATTCTTGAGAAAGTAATGCAGCCTTAGCCGCTGCTGATAGAGAAGATAAGCGGCTCATGGAAGCACTTGTAAGGTCAAGGTGACGCGATATAAATCTTTGCTCTCATACCCTATCTGATACATTGCTTCGCCTTGTGGCACGATTCTGACCTCTTCCACGACACCTGTTCTTGGATGTGTATAGTTAAATCTTGCGATGCCAGATAGTGTGGTATAGACAAAAGTTTCTAATGTACCTACTTGCGTATCGGTAAGAATATAAGACACACGCAAAGTATCTGGCAGTAAACTTCTACGGCGCATCTTTGCAGGTCCAGCATCCATTGGAGTGATGAGAATATTCAGGTTCTTATCCTCTGAATAATCTGTCAATGGTCTCGCTGGCAATGTAGCAGGCCATGAATATGATGCTGCCATTATCTTCTCGCTAAAGCAGGTTTAATACCAAAGGTAGAACGTACAGACATATTTGCATCGCTGCCATTCCTTCTAATTTCCGATGCAACAACTTCGCCGATCTGCACATTAATTGCTCTGTTGCCGCGACTATCCTTTACTTCGCTTGTCTTAACTTGTGTTCCAGAATAATTATTGATGTTGACAGAAACATTACCACCGCCCATCGCATTATTCGGAATCATTGTGCCATTGCTAATTGGCTTAAACAATTCTGGTCCACGTTCGCCAACTAAGTAAGTTGAACTCGCATTAACCATCCCGCCGTTTGCTCGACCTGTAAATGCATAACTTGAGGACATGTTGTTTACAGGAGTGCTATTGGTTGTTATTCCTGCGCCACCAGTTTTACCAAAGTTAAAACTCATGTTGCCAATTGCACTTTCGATTGCATTAGCAAATGGATCAGTCAATGATTTACGAACGATGATTGCAAGAATGTCTTGTAGCAATCCTTTTAAGATGCTTTGAAAATCTTTAGCTTGCAGAATTGCTTGCTCAAAAGATGATGTTAATGTTTGACCCATTAATTTATAGGTCTGCTTTAGATCATCTGCGCCACGTTTTGTGTTGTAGATTTCGTCATGCTGTTTAATGAGTGCTTTACTGATACGATCATTGACTTCGGCTTCTTCATATCCAGCATCAATTAACTCTTGACGTAACCGCAACAAGTCCTCTTGCGATGCTGCAAATTGTTCATTCTGTGTATTTGTATCTGAGATCAATTGCTTATAGCGCTCTTGCAATTGATTCGATCTTTCTAGCTCTTTATTTTCTTCTTCTTTCCTAGCCTTCGCTTCGCTGATCATGGCGATATATTCATTCATCAAAGTAATTTCTTCTTGAGTCGCGCCAAGAGATTTTGCTTTGATAACAAGCAACTCATCTTCTGTCATGCCGAGCGAGTTGTAGCTTTGAATCAAATCTTGTAGAACTTGATTCAATTCTTCTTTCTTCTTTTTTTCTTCTTCGTAATTTTTAATGTAACTTATTTGTTGTTCAATACTTTTAATAATTTGCTGACTAGCACCAAGACGCTCTAATTCAATAACAGCTAACTCACCTTGAGTTTTTGTCAGTTCATTGTAGGATTTATTTTGTGCTTCAACAATTTGCTGAATTTTCTTTTCATTCTCTTGTTGCGCTACGAGTTCTTTTTTCTGAGCGATAAGACTTGTAATTTGATCTATCTGTTTTTGATTCGCACCAAAAGTCTTTGCATCAACAAGTAGCAAAGCCTCTTTACCTTTGACAAGTTCATCTATTTCCCTTGTCTGCTGTTTAATTAGATCAGCAAGTTTTTTTGCATTATCGGTAGCAGTCTTATCTGCTTCGCCTGTCATTTTTATTTGACGCTTCGGCGCAGCCGTTACTGGCTCATCTTTCTTAGGTGATCGCGCTTCTTGTAATGTCTTATAGTAAGTAAGTAACTTTTCTAATTCTTTTATCTCGTTACGCATTGTTGCGGCAGCACGAGGGTTTGATCTGCCTAATTTCTCAGCTTCTTCTTTTGCTTTTGTAATCTCTTTAGTAAGGCTTGCGACTTGTTGATCAACGCCCTTAAATGGATTCGTTAAACCCAACCCTAGTTTTTGAGTAAAACTAAGTTGTGCTTTTTCTGCTGCAATGATTTCCTCCATGTATTTATTCAATACAGGAATAATGTCATTAGCAATGCTCTTGGCAAGACCACCAAAAGATGTTTTAAGCCGATCTAAATTGTCATTGAATATCGCAGCTTGTTTGGCAGCTTGAGGTGTAATAACCCCACCTAGCTTTTCCAATTCAATACCCATGTCTTGGATGCCCTTGCGACCTCCATTTAAGAATGGGATTAGTTCTGCGCCAGACTTACCAAAGATAGATGTTGCAATGGCAACCTTACCAGCACCATCTTCATATTGCGTAAAAGCATCTGCAATGTCGTACAGTAATTGCTCTGTAGATTTTAGATTGCCAGCAGAATCTTTGACAGATACGCCAATGGTTTTGAATGATTCATTAGCAGACGCACTACCGGATGCAGCTTCAACAGCGGCTTTGCTGAGTTTGACTAATGAAGTATTAAGGCCATCAATATCTACGTTAGAGAATTTTGCAGCATAAGCTAATTTAGAAAGCGTATCAGCAGCGATGCCAACCTTTTCTGACATATCATCCATTCTATCCATTGCATCAATTGATGCCTTGATAAAACCGACAAACATATCAGCAGACAATACCGCGGCAATTCCCGCTGCAAGTGTCTGTGCGCCACCATACATCTTATCGAAAGTCTTTTGCGATGTAGCAGCAGCACGTTCCATCGCTACTCTGAACTGTGCCGTTTCCGCAGTAAGATTAACGACTAAATCTGCTAATGCCATTTATTTCTTCCTTACTATACGGTTGGCAAATTGCGCTCTTAAGACTTCAGATGCTTTGGGCTTTTCAGGTTCTTGCAATTTGAAATAGGCAATCCATTCGCTTAGTTCTGCGCTGTCCATTCTCCTTAGCATTTCCCCGACCGGAATGCCTAGCTTCAAAGCTAGATCAAAATAAAATAAACGCTCCGGTCGGTTCTTTAGTTTTTTTTCAGGTCATCCAATTCTGATTCGGTAAGCCGATTCAATCTTTGGGCAACCTTAACGCAACGCTCTAATGCGGCAACAGACTTTTCACCGAGGGCGATTACATCATCCTCAGCAAATAGTCGATTACCTTTTTCATCTACAGCAGTTGCTACAACCAATCTTGCTCTTACGTTAATCAATGCACCATCTTTTGATTGCACCAGATGTTGTTCCCAAGCATCTCTTGCGTATCCTGTCATCGTGCTAATGATTACTTCACCTCCCCACTCTGGAACTTTGACAACCTCTTTTTTTAGATCGTCAGCCTTCAGAATGGCATCTCTATTTAATATCGCCATAAATTAAGTCTCAGTAATTGAACCAGTCACTTCCAAAGTTACGTTAGCTTCAACCACACCATCAACAGCACCAGATACAGAGAAGCCTGTAATGTATGCGCTGAATGACCAAGTAGTCGGCGATGTATCAGTAAAGATCAACTGAAACGGAGTAAGTGTGCGAGCAGCACGATTGGTACGCAGCAAGTCATGCTGAGTATCATCCGGCAGATAGTTAATTACAAAGCTAAGTTGGCCTTCATCTTGCAAGCCCATACGCTTTTCTTTTGCTGTAGACGATAGATCAGTTACGTCAATCACAGCAGCAGATCCACCCGGACCAGTGAAAGACTTCACTTCTTTGATGGTTGTATAAGTAATCGGCGATGCGCCAGTCCCGATTTTAAGCAAAGTGCCTTGTGCTTCAATTGCGTTCGTTGACATTTACTGCTCCTTTCTATTTGCGCCAGACATAATAATCCTGTGTAACTCTGTAGATTGTTACATCAGGCTCGAAAAAATCCTCGTCAGTTTGCAGTAGTCCCTTAAATGCTGCCGCTTCCATTGCTGTTCTAACGGATGCCGCCAATGTTCGCGCTGCGGAATAAGTCTCTGCATAACTATCAATTTGAAATCTTACTAAATCAATTGTTGCACCACCATTCAATGTGTTTTCAGGTGTGCTAGAAATCCTTGTGTATATGATTGAAGGATAAGAAGGATTTTCAGGCATGAGTAATGGATAGCATCTGTTAGATACCAATCCCTTCAATGCGTTAAAAATATCTTCTTCAATCATTTTCTGTTGTATTTTTTCTCAAGTTTTTTGATCGACTTGCCTAAATTGGTTTTAATAGAATTAACAACATCTACTCTTGTCGATTCAAATGCTGGTCTGATAAATGGTCTGGCTGGCATAAACTTAGTTCCAAATTCTATGAATCGCCAATAAAATGCCGCCCCATCTGTTTCATATCTTTGACCAACTCTATTTAGTTGTCTATTACGTCTAGTGTTTGCATATTTTCTTTTTTTGCCATTTCGCACACCAACAACATAAGTTGCTCTACCTACATCAGACTTGGACTTTGAAAAAGCAGCATATACGTTATCTCTTAATTTTCCGGTCTTTACAGGTGCTTTTGCAATGATTTCATTCTTCAAAATCTTTGATGACTTGGCAATAGCACCTCTTAATTCTTTTCGTTGTAATTCAAGCGGCAATTGCTTAAGAGCATTATCTAGTGCTTTCAAGCCATCCACTTTCATTCCAATCATTATTCAGGCCTCTTGACGGTAATCTGCAATCCCTCACGGCGTTTTAATTCCGCGATGTGCTGGATATCATACGCCACACCTTCATACAAAATACGAAATTTTTCGTTAATTCCTGCAAGCCAGCGAATAGTTATTCTCAAAGTTGCTTCTGGCAAAACTTGTCCAGCAGTTATTAATTCCCTACCTGACAATGGAATGACCTCTGCCCATACCTCTGCAAAATTAGAAAATGACACAACAATTTCCCCAAATGAATTTTGGGTTTCAGTTGGTTGCTGAATAGTAATTCTGCGGTCTAGGCTTCCGGCTTTCATGGCTATAGCCCGATGTTAATGCGATGCTGCGACAGTAGATGCATTGCGCCTAGAGGTATCTCGTTGACAATGTTGCCTACATTGATTGCCTCACGATTGGCATACAGATGCCCTATATTGAGCAGCATGGCTTGATTAATGCTCTTAGGTATAGGATTGGTGTTCGGGCTTACATTGTCCGTATAACCCGCATTAAACGTAACTGTGACCGCATTCGGTTGCTGCCTTGTATCAGGCCATTTCTCGTTATAGTTTAGATTGATGACCGATGGCTTAGTCACATTGTCTAAAGTATATTTTGTAGATGAGAAAGTTTGCGTTGCCCCATTGGTGTCAACATAGGAAATTGACGTAATAGAATTTACTTTTGAAATCTGTAAATTTATTTCTGCGTCAGGGAAACGATCTAGCGTCAATGTATAAGTCTGATTCGCTATTGCCAATCCAGTATATTTTTCAGCAGATTCCCTAGAGGCAGCAATCAATGCCGTTACTAATGTATCGTCTGGATGCGATGGCGGTGATCCGCTTGTATCCAGCTTTAGATGTAGTCGTGCTTGTGCCAATGTGATTGGCTCTGCGGCAACATTATTCGACGGGCTAAGACCTGACATGATTACCTCAATGGTTTCATAGCACTAACATAAACGTATATCGTCATTCCGCTTTGATGAATACTATCTATCAAGAATCTTTTTTTCAATTGTTTTTCCCACCAAGGAATCGGCATTTGGATGAGATGAGCATTCCTGCCATCTGCCAAAACTTTAGCCGCTGCTCCGGTATGTATTGTGAAAAATCCTTTATAGATAGTCAGTTCTTGCAGGTGATCTAATACGTTATCCAACAACGAAGGTTCAATATGTTCCAGTACATCAATGCAACAAACTAGATCCGCTTTTGTTGCCTCTCCATATTCAGGGAAAACAGGATCATACGGATAATAATTTTCTAATTTTCTGGTAAGGCATTTTTTTAATAATTGCTTTCCAGCACCGTAATCACACAAACTATCAATCTTATATTCATCAATTAGGTCATCTATCAATGGCGCGACATACTTTGATGCCACTCCGTAATTCTGATTTTTATGCAGCAACTTTTGAAGCTCAAGATATTGATTTGTTATAAATTGCATTTTTGTACTCGCGCCACCAATGTTCTGATCCTCTAGCAGTTCGATACGATTCAAACCAAGGAATGCCAGCAGTCCAATGCAACAACTTAGCCCCACCTACATCTTGATCTTCATCAATTAATAAATTGTATGATTGATCAAGTTCTGCAATTTCTTCATCTTTGAGAAATTTTAATTGCAGTAAATCAATTACTTTTTCTTCTGCAATTCTTTCCATTGTCATTTGTCGCCATGATGGATGCTCACAGTTAATCATCATCATGCTCGCCCAATTCTTTCGTTCGTAATCTTCGTTCCTACACTCCATGTCTGTGCCGATATATTTCCTAGAGTGCTTTGTTTCGTATTGATGCTTAACTACCGCAACCGCATCAGTCATATCATCTAAAGTTTTTTTGTACAGAGCGATATCACTTACCATCAACATATCGCTTCCATCCATAAAGATTGCTCTACCAGTAAAGTTCATCAAAGCTGGAATAGCAAATCTTGAAACTGTAAACTTATTTGAGCCACACTTAAAACTTAAATTGCTAATTGGAGTTAATGCTACAGGTACAGTTGATCTACGAATGACTGAACTTGTAAAAACATGAAATCCAATCTGCTCTCTCTCATCATATCCACAAAACAAATTTAGCATTGGTCTATAGACAATCTTTTAAAACAAGTTAAGGAAGTTTCTCTTGTTGCATTTATTACTTCAACTTGTTCAGCTTCTAAATCTTTTGCAAGCACTTTAAACTTTTCCACCCAATCTTTTAGCAAGTCTTTTGATGGTGTGCTTTTGTCACCATGATAAGGATGTTTGCCAAAGAAATGTGGTTGATCATTTGTTCTCTGCATATCAAAGCCAAGCAAAATTATCCTAGCTGCGCCAAACAAAAAAGCTAGATTGACTGCCTGATATCCTGAGTTCCCTCCAAAATGCAAAATCTTTTTTCCAAGACCGTATTCCCAAACGCCCATCATGCGATTTAACTTATATTTTCTTTCCGCATCTGCCGATTGAGTCCATAGTTCAGCATTAGTAGTTTCTTTAATTCGTGCCATATGATGATCCCACCAATGGTCATCACAAGCATATAGAACGTCAGCACTTGGTATATATCTCCATGTATCTTTTACAGCAATGACGCGCCAACCATCTGCTCGCTGTTTCTGCGCGACGATCTGCGCGTCCGCTTCGGTAAGGCTTGGTCCGCTGGCGAGGACTGCGACAGTTGCTCCACTCCATCGTGCAGCGGATCGGTCAATGGGTTCCTTTGAGCAACTGCCATCATGGGGTTTGCATGAGCAACCAATCCCATTGACATAAGATGCTCGGCGACATCCATCGGAATTTTTAATCTCTGCTTTCTAAACATTGCACCAATTCTAGTATCCTCGAAATGTGCAAGGCCTATGACCTCAATCATCTCCATTAGTATTCGCTCCACCTCAAGTTTGTAAGCCCAATGATTGATTGGTTGCCTACATTCGTTAGCCTAAAATAATAAGTGCCGGGAGGTAATCCAATCAATTCTGAATCACCAAAAATTGCACCACCTTTTGTTGCTGACAACTTGTGATAATCAATTATTGTACCGCCAGTAATTGTCCCCCCGCTATTCATTGTGGTTGTTGATGCAATGCCGGGAGTATTGCTCATAGTATTAGATTTAATTATTGGCAGAGCAGTTTCGAATGTGCCGCCTTCTGTGCCGCCAGAAATTATCTCTATCTTTAAAACAGAATCATCTAATTCAAAATCTAAGTAGCTAATGCAGATGTCTCTGGTTATAACTGTTTTAATTGTTATGCTTGCTGCACTTGCTAGAGTAAAGTCTGCATAAGTATGAAACGTATTGCCGCTATAAAAGGCTCTATCTTTTTCGGTCTTACATAACACCGTAGTCGAATGGGAATTGTCTCCCATACTTCTATGACGAATTAACGCTCCTTGTGGACCTTCCCACAAAATATCATTTGCGTCATTCATCTTTTGCCTCTTTCATTTCTTTAGGTTTGTTGCGCCATTGCGAATAACAAAAAGCAATGCGCTGTGATTCATCTGCAAATGTACGACGAGCCTCAGCATCGCCCATACAGCGGGAGATAAACTGAGGCTCTGTCTCGCCTGTATTAGGCGTAGGCATATTTAGAATGTGCCTTTGATGAACGATGCAGGACGATACACAGTCAGAGCAAGACGTTCTTCTGCAAGCAGAGTTGCCATGTTCTTCTTGAAGTTATCGCCATCTTCATAACTGATCTGCACAGCAGCATCCATACGATCCCAAACTTGTGCGCCCATTGTGAAAGCACCAGCGAGGAAAGTACCAGCAGCAATGCTGTTAGTTGCCACTACTCGGCGACCCCATACTCGTGGACCGAGCGAATCAACTGGACCCATATCACCGTGGAAGATGTACTCACCATAAGTGGACTTCAACAGTTCAATGGTTTCCCAATCAGCAGGGTTAATCACGAAAGCATCTACTGGGTATTCAGCCAGAGCAGCTTGGGTAATTGCTTTACGCAGCGTATCTAGTTTAGTGTCACCAGTTGCGCCACGGTTATATGCCGTAAAGTTACCAGAGGCCAAGATACCTGCCATGTTGCCGCCTGTGCCTGAGCCGTTCAGAAGTTGATCTTCTTCTTCCAGTTTCAGGCCATAAGTCAAACGACCATTTACATAGCTTTGCAGTTGCGGAGCATCATCCAATACCTGACGCGATACAGGAATAAAATGCGCCAGAGTAACTACAGGCGAGTTTGCCAGCGTGAAGGTGATGCCAGACTCAGGCTTGGTTGTGTTCTCAACAACCAGCGGAGATGAGCCAGCACCCACAGGACCAGCATTGTCGGTAAAGACGTTTTCCTTAGTGAACTGAATCAAGTTAGAAGTCGTGCGACCAACAGGCATCAAGTCACGAATGGTCAATACGCGCTGAGGATTGGCGATGATCCCCGGAACGCGCATATCAGGAACCAGAGGTTGGTTCTGACCAGTAGCGTTAATGATCGCGGCTTTCATTTCCATGCGAGCAAACTTGCTCTTGCCTTCAGCCATTGCTTTGAACGAATCCGATTTAACGAATTGCTCACCAATAGTCTCAGTACGATTAGTGCTTTCTTCATTGCCAGCCGACATCTTGCGCTCAAGCTCAATACACTTGTCGGTCAGTTCAGCGGCTTTAGCTGACAGCTTGTCAATCGCAGCTTTGGTTTCGCCTTCGATTGACTTGCTATTAGCGATTTCGCCATTGGCTTTTTCAACCCAAGATTTTAGTTCTTTGGTGGAGTCCAACAGCTTGGCTTGCGTTTCTGCAA